ATGGCAGAAGACGATTTTCTCACCCCATCTAAGCCTGTACCAATTGGAACGCCAGAGTTTCAAGCCTTTGAAAAAGCAGAACTTCAAAGGAAGATAGCGGCTGAAAAGCCAAATGTTTCTTTTTCAGACTTTATTGGCGCAAGCGTTGAAGAGGATTGGATTACCTCTTACGCATTTCAAAACAAAGAAAATTTTGCCCCGGATTTAAATTATCTCAAAGAAGGTTTAGACCAAGATCAGTTTAATGAATTGACTAAAGACATACCAGAGGATCATCACGATTTTCTTGAGGAAACAGTCAGTTTTGATCATGCAAAACAAATGCGTGAAAAGGTTTTGGCCTCTTTAGAAAACGAAAAGAAAATGCAGTCTTGGGGTTGGTACGGTGTGCCTTTACGAATAGGTGTCAACATCTTTGACCCTGTAGCGGCAACAGGAGGTATTCTTGGAGGGGCTGCTGCGCCTGTTGTTTGGGGCAGCAAACTGTCCAGAGTTGGACGTATTGTACGAGGTGCAATAGGTGGTGCGGCATCAAACGCGGCTATAGAGGGGTATATAGCCTCTGAGAGCGTTACAAGAGATGAATATGATGTCATGTATGCAGCCGTTGCTGGGATGCTGTTAGGCGGCGGTGTAGGAGCGATAAGCAGAGGAGTGGGCAACGAGCCAGAGTTACGCCAAGCACATGAAAATCTGTTACAAGAGGTTGAAGGCGCACAAAAAGCAGAGTTAGAGGCTAGGGTAAAACAAGATTTGCTAAATGAAAGCAGCGTTGGCGCGGCTGCAAACCCTTTTGACCCACCTCTCATGGAGAGAAGCCTGAGAAATCCAGAGGCTACAGAGAATGCCATAGAGAACTTTGGAGAGATGCAAAAGTCAGAGTTCTCAGGACTCCGTATAGATATGGCTAACTACATGCTTAGTTCTGACAATCCCATTATCAACGGATTAGGCAGGGTTTTAGCTGAAGATGCTGTTGGTGTGCGCGGTGATAACGTCATTGAGTCAACCGCTGACTTGTTGAAAACAAACGCTTTCAAAGGAAAACTTGCGCGTTTTTATCAAACTTACGGTGTAGAGTACAAAGCGTGGGCAAAAGAAAATAATATTGGCTTTTTCCGTAGGTCACAATCAAAGCAAAGAACTTCTTTTGGAGAGCAAGTAGCAGACGCTATTGAAAACCCAAATGGTATACATTCTCCAGCCGTGAAACGCATGGCTCAAAGAAATGCAGAATTGTATAGAAATATTTTGCGTGAAGCAAAAGAGGCGGGTGTCAAAGGTTTTGAAAGCATACCAGAAAATTTGACGTATTTTACCCACAGATGGAACAAATTTAAGTTTGATGATCTAAGGGGTAAGATTGGCGATAATGGAATTGAGCGTATGTTGACGCAAGGTTTAGTCAACGGAACAACTGACTTAACGGAAGACGCTGCCGCACAAATTGCGAAAGCTATGAACATCAAAATCAAAAGTGATTTAGCTGGGCTAGACTCTGGATTTTCCCGATTATTTACTGCTGATAGTAGAGACACTCTAAAGCAGATAATGAAAGAAGAGCGTTTTGGCAAAGAGGATGGCGGTGTATTTAGGCCGTTTAGTGATGACGAATTAGATAGATTATTAGGTTTGTTTGAACAGTCACAAACAGGCGTTCCATCAAGGGCAAAGTATCGACTAAAATTTGACATGGAAACACAGTTTGAGGGGGTAAACAAACTCACGGGCACAAGAGAAATATTTTCTATAAAGGATCTGCAAGAGCGTGATGCAGAGCAAGTATTTACCTTGTATGCAAACGAAATGTCTGGACGTATCGCGCTTGCCAAAAAAGGCATCAAATCAGAAAGCGACTTTGAGTCACTTATAAATCAAGCAAAAGATTACGCTATAAATGAGGGTGTGGGCAAAACAAGACAGCGCAACAGAAAAAGAATTGGTAAAGAAGAAGAGGTCGCAAGAACAATATACAACATGATTCTGGGCAGAAGACCACCAAACGCACTGAATCAAGATAGTGGCTTTATGAAGGTTACTCGTCTTATACAAGACTTTAACTTTATCAGGCTTATGAATCAGGTTGGTTTTGCACAGTTTGCCGAACTTGGTAACGCTGTGCAAGTTGGTGGTATACGAGGTCTGATAAGAGTTGTGCCTGAGTTCAAGGCCATGATAAAACGCGCTGAAAATGGTGAGTTGACTGACCCAGTTTTGCGTGACATTGAGGCATTCTATGGCACTGGCGCAGAACGTATGACAAATCAGATGATCCATAGAATTGATCAGCTTGAAACTAATTCACCCTATGGTCGCGGTATCTTGGATGGCATACAAAGAGGCGCAGACAGAGCAAAAAGATTGACTGCCGACATATCAGGCATGGCCCCCATAACTCTTGGCTTAGAGCGTGGAACATCCAGAATTGTTATGCAAACCCTTGCAGATATGGCTTTTTCTAATAAGTCTTTGAGTTTAAAAAGAATGAGAAGTCTTGGTCTTGGTGACGATGAGGCACAACTTGTTTTTGATAATTTTAAGAAACACGCAAAACTAGAAAACTCATTTCTATTTTCAACCAAAAAACTAAGAGAGATTAATCTTGAGCAATGGGATCCAAAAGCTAGGGATATTTTGGGTATAGCCGTTGCCAGATGGACAAGAAGGGCGATCCAGCAAAATGATTTAGGAAATCTAAGTTTGTTTATGACTAAAGAATATGGAAAGGTTTTGGTTCAATTTAGGACGTTCATGGTTGTCTCTCATGCAAAACAGCTTCTTCATAATGTTAAAATGTTTGATATGAGAGCTTTTCAAGCCATGATGTATTCATCTATTTCGGCTGGCTTGGCCTACACTGCACAGCAAAACATCCAAATGATCGGCTTGAGTGATAAAGAAAAGAGAGAGCGTAAAGAGGAAAGACTTTCGCCAATGGCAATAGCAAAGGCTACATTTGCAAGATCAAGCTATGCAGCTTTTATACCGGGAGGTGTAGACACAGCGCGTGATATTTATGGGGCTGATCCATTTTTTTCAAATTATAGAAGTAGTGGGCTTGATAGCAATTTTCTAACAGGCAATCCAAGTTATCAAATTTTGTTTGGTGCAACTGGTGCAGAAAACGCACTTAAAACAGCAGTAAGAACAGGTCTGAACCCAGACTATCAAATGAGCAGAGGCAAGGCTAGGTCACTTTTAACTGCCCTTCCTTTTTCAAACGCTATTGGAATACAAAACGCAATTAGGATAGCTACAGAGGATTTGCCCACCCAAAGCAGAGTAGACTAGCCCTTAGATAATTTATTTGATAACATGCGGGACAACTGGAGATTGATATGACAGTTAGTAGCACCAACACTAGAAACAGTTACAGTGGCAACGGCAGTACCACTGTTTTTGCGTATACGTTCAAAATCTTTGATGATGACGATATTACGGTTATTATCAGGACTGATTCAACTGGCGCAGAAACTACCAAGACTAAAACAACACATTACTCTGTGTCGGGCGTAGGTGTTGCAAGTGGTGGTAATATAACATTTGGGTCAGCCCCAGCATCAGGTGAAACTGTGGTGTTGCTTAGAACTACAGCCCGGACTCAGACCACAGACTATACACCAAACGATCCGTTCCCAGCAGCCACGCATGAAGATGCGTTAGACAAGCTAACTTTCATGGTGCAGGAGTTAGAGGAGACTGTAGGGCGATCTTTGAAGGTGTCAAAAACAAATGTGATTGCGACATCTGAGTTTACTACGTCTGCCGCTGACAGAGCGAACAAGCTTCTTAGTTTTGATGGAAGTGGCAACCTAACGGTTACTGAGGGCAAGGTAGATACCGTCACGGCATCTGTGTCGGCTGTGTCTGCTGGTGGCTCTCCTACGGCTTCTGCAACCTATACAGCCAGTTCTGGTGCGCTTGCTTTGGCCTTTGGGCTTGTGACAGGTAACACTGGCGCAACAGGCAACTCTGCTGGCTTGCAAATGACATTTAACAATAGCACTTCTGACGCTGACCCCGGCGGTGGTAAGGTGGCCTTAAACAACGGCACACTAAGTTCTGTGTCAGAGATATATATTGACGATGCTGATGACAATGGAGCTGCCATATCTACGTTTATTGCTACGTTTGATGATGTGAGCAATGCTACAGCGAGAGGCATCATCCATATTGAGAAAGAGGGAACAGCAGCTACCTTTGCAATATATAAGGTAAGCGGTGCAGTTACAGCAGCGTCAGGATACTCCAAGGTTCCTGTTACGCATTTAGCGAGCAACGGCACGTTCTCAAACACTGATGGCATTAGGGTTGATTTTAGTTATTCTGGTAATGACGGTGCTGGTAGTCTTACTAATGTTGTAGATGATACGACTCCAGAGTTGGGTGGCGATCTTGATGTTTTAGCTAGAGATATTGTGTCTAGTTCAAATAGAGATATTGATTTAGCCCCACATGGCACTGGTAAAGTTGTTGTTAAAGGGAATGATAATCCCGGCACTATAGTTTTGAATTGTGAGGCGAATACGCATGGTCAAACTTTAAAATCACAACCACATAGTGCATTAGTTACAAATACAATGCTTTTACCAGCAGGTGCTAGTTCAACATTAGTGTCGTTGGTTTCAACAGACACACTTAGCAATAAAACTCTTGCTGGTGTTACAGTATCAAGTAGAGCTGTAGGGCATGTTGTTACAGACAATGATGGTAGCTTTGATCTAAGTGCTGGCAACGATTTTAAATGCACCACGGCTACTGGTCTAACGCTGACCTTTACAAACGCGGCAGCAGGGCAGTCTGGCAACATCATGTTTGTCAATGGCGGCAACCACACGATCGCAGCCCACGCTGACGTAGCCATAAGCGCAGATTCACTCACTGCTATTTCAGCAACAGGCACATATCATCTAGCTTACTATTGCAGCGCAGCTAGCGGCAGCAACACTATATTAGTATCTGCATCGGCTGCTTTGACATAAGGATTACAGATGTCTTTAATTAAAGCACAAGGCGCAGGTGAAGTAAGCACAGGTTTTTACAGCCATCTGCTTGACCAGTCGTTAAAGTTTAATGATGCGGATAGCCCTTACTTGCACCGAACCCCAGCAAGTCAGGGAAGCCTTACAACTTTTACCTTTAGCTTTTGGTATAAGCGTTGTGTGTTTGGAACATATCAAGAAGTTTTGCATGTATATCCGGGGTCTGGTGAGCGTTCACAAATTCTGTTTATGACTGATGATGTGCTTAAAGTAGAGCTTGAAGCAGGAAACACTAATCACTTTCTAACTAATATGAAGTTTAGAGATCCATCAGCTTGGTATCATGTGGTTGTAGCTTTTGACAGCACAAATGGAACTCAAGCAAACAGAGTTAAAATCTATGTAAATGGAGTTGATCAGTCTGATACTGCAAACGGTGGTGGTGGTTTTTCCACAGCAAACTACCCTAGTCAAAACGCAACAAGCGGTTTTAACACAACAAGCCAGCATGAGATTTCAACCTATGATGGGTCAGATTATCACCTAGATGGCTACCTAGCCGAAGTGAATTTTATTGACGGAACAGCCCTAACTGCCGACAGCTTTGGCGAGACGGTTCAGGGTATCTGGACGCCAAAAGATACCAGCGGTTTGACCTTTGGAACCAATGGTTTTCACCTGACATTCAAAGATGATGTGGTTAGTGAGGGGTTTAATACTGTTACCTACACTGCTAATGCTGGGACTCAAAGTATTAGTGGGCTGGGCTTTGAGCAAGATGGTTTAGTGTGGATTAAAGACCGTAATAATGCAACAGACCACGGTTTATTTGATGCAGTTAGGGGTGCGGGAAAATCTTTAAAATCTAATACTAACGCTGCTGAACAAACACAGTCAGATAGTTTAACGTCTTTTGATAGTGATGGATTTTCTTTAGGAGATAACACAGAAGCTGGCCCTGATGTTAATTATAATAATGGTGATTCGCATGTAGCTTGGTGTTGGGAAGCTGGCGGAACACCAACAGCCGACAACAGTGCTGGTGCGGGGGCAACCCCAACAGCAGGTTCTGTTAAGATAGATGGTAGCAATCTTGGTTCTGCATTGGCTGGGTCAATAGCTGCGACTAGATTATCGGCAAATACTACTAAAGGTTTTTCAATAATAAGTTATACGAGAACTTCCAGTGGCAGCGATACGATTGCTCACGGCTTGAGTGCAAAACCGAAGGTTGTGTTGTACAAGTCACGAAGTTCGGGTGCTTGGTATTTTACACATGAATTGGTTGATGGCAGTTATGATTCTTTAAATTTAAATACCACAGATGTTAATGCAAATGTTTCTGGTGCTTCAGCCCCAACTAGTAGTGTGTTCAGTAATACTATATTTGGGTCGGCTGAAAATTTTATAGCATATTGTTGGTCAGAAGTTTCTGGCTACTCAAAGTTTGGTTCATACACAGGAAATGGCTCTGCAACTGGACCTAGTGTCACGTTAGGATTTACTCCTGCATGGATTATGCTGAAGCGCACTGATGGTGGTTCTGAAGATTGGAACATTCACGATAATACAAGAAGTCCAGCAAATCCTATAACAGATAGATTGTTTGCTGATTTAACTACTGCTGAAACTACATCCTCTGGTTATGCTATAGATTTTAATTCTAATGGTTTTCAACTTAAAGGGACTGATGGCGGCTCTAATGCTAGCGGTGCAACCTATATCTACATGGCCTTTGCCGACACTCGTGAAGCAGCCTTCTTCAAAGATGTATCAGGTCAAGGCAATCACTGGACACCTGTTAATTTAGATTATCGGGATAGTGTTCCTGATACGCCAACGAATAACTTTGCTATTTTTAACGCACTAAATTTACCCGCAGCCGCCGTACTGTCAGAGGGAAATACTAAATTTACACAGACATCTAATGACAGAGCCGCTATTGGGAATATGGCGATGTCCTCTGGGAAATGGTATTATGAAGTATACTATACTGCTGGCACTAATCCCGAAGCAGGGTTAGCAAGAGTAAAAGATAGTTTTGCCAACTCTGGTGCAACAGGTTCCAGTGATAAATTTTTGTACATCACTAACGCCACAAGTTTTAGAACACCAGCTTGGACAT